CAGGTCGAGCCGAACACCGGGTGCTGGTTGTGGATCGGCAACACTCAGAACGAGCACTACGGGATGTTCTGGTGCGGTAGCAAGCGTGCTGGCACACATAGGAAGCTCCTCGCGCATCGCGTGAGCTACGAGCATTACAAAGGCCCGATCCCGTCTGCCCTGGAGATCGACCACCTATGTCGTACCAGGCAGTGCGTGAACCCCGACCACTTGGAGGCCGTCACGCATAGCGAGAACGTGAGGAGAGGAGGCGCGGCAGAGCGCTGGCGGAACATCACGCACTGCCCCCAGGGTCACGAGTACTCGGGCCGCAACCTCGGCGGTCGACCCGGAAAGCGAACGTGCAGAGCATGCCAGTCTGCGGCCACACGCCGGTACCAAGCACGGAAGGCGGAGGCGTCGCGATGACCCACCTCGACGACACCGCGTTCCTCTGCGCCCTTCTCATCGCCCTGGCGTTCTTCGTGGGCGCCGGCTTGGTCCACGGACTGCTGCGGGGTGGCCGATGACGACTCGTGGCCAGCTCTTCATCGAGATCCTAACGCTTCTCGCCGAGGCGCCGCGTGAAGATGCCGAGGCCGTCGCGTCGGCGATTAGCGGGCTGCACATGAATCGAACGCTGCGACTCGCGATGGGATGGAACCGAGTGCCGTCGCCGGAGTCGTTCGTGAACGACATCGCCACCGGACTCAGCGAGCGAGCGCTGCAGCGAGACGCGGACGCCATCAGGGCTGGCGACGCAGAGGCGGAGGAGTCGTGACCCTCTCCCGCGGCGAGTTCTCCGAAGAGGCCAAGCGGGCCGAGGCGCGTGCGGGCGACTGCACGCTACTCATTCGCGACTTGCACCGTGAGGTCATCGCGGTGGTGTCGTTCTACGAGCACATGTCCAGGCCGTGGCACTGGGCGACAGAGCGTGGTGTCCGTGGCTCGGCGAAATCGTTCGCTCGAGCAGAGTCGGATGCTCAACGAGCAGCGAGGAACGGACGATGATCGTAGAACGAATCCCCGACGGAGAGCGGGTCCACCTGCGGTGTGTCGTCGAGTGGGAGCGGGACCAGAGTCAGCGGTCCAGCGAGCGTAAGGCCGGTGAGTTCTCCGGCGCAGAGTACGAAGCACAGAGGTTCACACGATGACGATCCAGATCACACGTAGCGCGGACCGCATCGCGGTTCAGACCATCACCCTCCTCATCTACGGCTCGCCGGGGATTGGTAAGACGTCGATCGGCTGCACCGCAGAAGCACCGCTCCTGCTCGACTTCGACAAGGGCGCGCATCGTTCCGGATTCCGGAAGGACACCGTGCAGGTCTCTTCCTGGGCCGACGTCGCCGCGATGACGGCCGAGGACCTGGCCGAGTACAAGACGATCGTTGTCGACACGGTGGGCCGATGCCTCGACGTGATGGCGGCGAACATCATCAAGGGTAACCCGAAGATGCAGGGCTACGGTGGAGCCTTGTCGCTGCAGGGCTACGGCGCGCTCAAGTCCGCCTACGCGACGTGGCTCGGCTGGCTGACGTCGCTCGGGAAGGATGTCGTGCTGATCGCCCACGATCGCGAGGACAAGAAAGGCGACGAGTTGATCTTCCGCGCGGACATCCAGGGCAGCAGTCACGGCGAGGTGTTCAAGCGGGCGGACGGCGTCGCGTACATGCACAGCGTGAATCGTTCGACGGTTCTCGACTTCTCGCCGACCGATCGGTGGCTCGGCAAAAACCCCGGTCGCTTCGAGCCGCTCACGGTGCCGGACTTCACCACGCACCGTGACTTCCTCGCGACCGTGATCGCGCAGGCGAAGGAAGCCCTCAACCGGCTGAGCGACGAGCAGCGGATCGTGGTCGACGCGATCGACGAGTGGAACACCCGCGCGACCGAGGCGACGAACGCCGAGGAGATCAACGCGCTCGTTGCCGACGCAGCCGCGCTCAAGCCTCCGCTCGGCCCGCAGGTCAAGCACATCATCGCGGCGCGCGCGAAGGAGCTGGATCTGAAGTACGAGGGGAAGAAGGGGCAAGGTCGGTTCATCGACCCGGAGCCGGCAGAGGCGGTGGCGGAGTGATCACCGTCCGCGCCAGCACGGTCGACAGCTTCCGGCTCTACATGGACCCGGACGTCGACTTCATCACAGCCGAGGAGATGGAGGCGAGACTGCGTCGCGGTGCGGATGACGACTCCGCTCCGTCGGAAGCGGCTGCGCTCGGGTCGGCTTTTCACGCGGCGATCGCCGGTACGTACAACGGGCCGATCATCTTCGACGTCGCCTCGATCGCCGAGGCCAGCTCGGGCACGGAAGGCGCCTTGCCGGAAGTCCCCGGCAGCATCGTGCTCGACGTCGACGAGACTCCAGTGCGCGTCACCGGCCACGCCGATTGGCTGCTTGGCCTCGACATGCTGGAGCTCAAGACCAGCACCAAGCCGATCGCCGCGGACAAGCACGCCGAGTCGATGCAGTGGCGCTGCTACTGCCTCATGTTCGGCGTCGAGCGAGTGACCTACCGGCAAGTCCAGCTCGAAGAGGCGAAAGACGGATCGTTCTACGCCAAGGCGATCGACGACGTCGTGATGTTCCCCTACCCGAACATGCGCGATGACGTCGTCGGGTGCCTGCGATCGCTCCTCGCGTTCGCCCGCCTCCGCGGCTGCCTCGATGCGATGGACCCGGACCCGGCAGCCGCCAACAAAAAGCCCCCACCGGACTACTCGGTGATGGACTTCTGATGCGCTTCACCCACCACCTTCCGCCCGTGCTCGCGAGCAACAATCCCCGACACCATGTCGGCCCTGCCCGCGCTCGCTACCAGCGGACGCTCGATGAGATGGTCTTGCGCACTATCTCGGAGCGCAACCGCCGATTCTGGCATCCGATCGCCGGCGCGGCCACCGTCTTTCTCGACACGTACGTCGCCGACGAGCGCGGTGTCGACGTCGATGCGACTGCGAAGTGCGTGCTCGACTCCCTGCAGCACGGAGGCGCACTGGCGAACGACAAGCAAGTCAGCATGCTCGTCGCTCGGCGGATCGTCGGCGTCGGCTCTCCTCGGTTGGATGTCCTGGTGATCCCCGAGGAGAGATCGCTGTGGTCCGTGGTCGATCTGTTCTGGCGAGGGGAGGAATGAGCATGGACCGCAATCAAGCACCACCGGGCTTCGTGCAGCTCGACCCAGATCTGTGCCGCGAGGAATGGGGCGACGTCTGGTTGCTCAACGAAGGTGTGGGCGACCTCATCGCCGAAGCGTTCCAGGTGCCGCCTGCTCGCATGACGATCGCAGGTGCGCACGACTGGCGCGACCGAATGCTCGCTCTCCTCGGAGGCCGCGATGCGTGACCCGCTCCTCGCCCTGCTCCGCGCAGACCTGGAGGCGATGATCCGCCGGGTCGACGAGGCGATCGAGCAGCACGCACGGACGTCCCCTGATCTGGTCCTCACCCACCCGACCGCCGATGCCGCCATCGTGGTCGAGGCCGCCGCGCGCCGGGTCATGTTCCGCCTGAACGCCCTGCGAGCCGAGGGCGTCCGAGGCTCCCGCCTGGGCGACGCGCAACACGTCCTGGCCCTGCTCCGCGCTCGCCCCAACGGGGAAGCCGAGTGCTACCAGGTGCTCGAGCACATGGCCGCCGAGGCTCGCGAGAAGAGCGAGTGGAAGTGGCTCAACTCGGAGACGCCGTTCCGGCTGGCGCACTTCGAGAGACGCCTAGCAGACGCCCAAGCAGACGCGGCGAAGCGTGGTGCTCCGCCGGTGGACGATGACGTGCCGGACTGGCTGAGGAGGACGCCATGACTGAAGCCTTCGACCTCTCCGGGACCCTCCGCCGCCTCCGCCTGATGGTCACCCACTCTCCGACCCAAGCCGAGCAGATCGAGCACGCCGCCTCGTGGTGGCAGAGCCTGCACGCCGAGCTCGTGAGCGCTCGCAGAGACTTCGACTACGTCTCCCCGCAGGACGTCGACCACGCCCACCTGATGTCCTGCTGGGCCCAGCACGATGCCCGCCTGACGGCGTGGCAGGCCGACTCTGCGAACCTCCGGGCCGAGGAGTTCTGGCGAGCCAACAAGCCTGCCGACGAGGGCCTGGAGCGGGAGGCGTGGAACGCGATCCCGATCGAAGTCCGCACCCGGCTGCACGGCCGACCGCGCGCGCCGGACCGGAGGACCCCACCACTGCCGGAGTGCCCGGAGTCCGCACCGAGCCACTGGCCGGCGATCGAAGAGGGCGTCACGTGGAGTGAGTACCTCGTACAGCTGCTGAACGTACTGGAGGCCGAATGACACACGTGTGGATTGTCGAGGAGGGCTACGACTACGAGGGCGAGAGCGTGAAGAGCGTGCACGCGTCAGAGGACGGCGCGCTCGCTGCGATGCGCAAGCTCATCGCGGAGCCAGACAATGGGCACGTCGAGCCCTGGGTCTCATGCGACGAGCCACCGAGCAAGGTGTGGAAGGCGGAGCGCGGTAGCAAGTACTGGTACGCGTATCGAATCGAGGTGGACCCGTGAAGCGCACCGCCCTCACCCGTCGCTCCCCTCTCACCCGGGGAGCCGGCCTCCGCCGACTGGTGCGGTTGAAGCCCCGCAACGCCATCCGTGCGGCGAAGCGCCGGGACGAGGCATTCGGGCCGCAATCGAAGCGCTGCGAGGCGAGCCGCTGCCCGGCGTGCATCACCTATGGCCACGGCGTCGAGGGGACCGGAGGTCGCATTGTCGCGCACCACGAGCACTCACGCGGAGCCGGCGGGAAGGACGAGTCGACGGTGCCGCTGTGCTGGATGCACCACGATGCTCGTCATAGCGAGGGCCCGGCATTCTGGCAGCGCGTCGGAGTCGATGTCGAGGAACTACTCGCCTTCATGCGCGGCGGAGGTGTCGTTGATGCAGCGTGGGCCGCGAAGGTCCGCGATGACCTTCCGGTGAGCCTCTCGCTCGGGAGGCCGCTGTGACGCTCGCACTCTTCGACGAGGAGCACATCGAGGTGGACGACCGCGACTCGTGGTGTACGCCGCAGGAGATCGTCGACGCCGTGCTGCGCCTGTGGCCCGGCGGCATCGACCTGGACCCGTGCAGCAACGCTCGCTCCCTCGTCCCCGCACGCAAGCGCTACACCGTCGCCCAGTGCATCGAGCCGGAGGACCAGGAGTGGAGCGGCCGCGTCTACTGCAACCCTCCGTTCAGCGACACCGGCCCGTGGGCGAAGCGGATGGCGGCGCACGAAGGCGGCGTGGTCGGCTGTCTGCTCTGCGACCCGTCGGTGAGCTGGTGGAAGGACGTTTGGACAGCGGACGCGATCTGCTTCCCTGACCACCGGATCAAGTTTTCGCCGCCGCCTGGCGTCGTCGAGGCCGCCATGCAGACGCGGCGATCGTGGTCCTTCGATCGGCCGATCGCGCTGCCATACTGGGGCGTTCGCCCCGACCTGTTCCGGTCTGCCTTCTCACCGCTCGGACGAGTCATCCGGCCGTGACCACCCACCCCAACACTGAGCCGCCACTGGCGGAGGAGAGACGATAGATGCGACTCACGATTCGGAAGTGCGACGACATAGGCGACTGGTACGTCATCGAGCGAGCGGAGCACGACGGCCGCAAGTGGACGGAGCGCACCAGTCCGAGTAGCTCTGCGCTGCGGTGCTCGGCCCGCTTCAGCGACGCAGATGTCGAGGGTACAGGCGACGAGATGCGGGCCATCGCGACAGCCATCCGCGCCCGACGCGGCGAGAGGTTCAAGCGCTGCGCTATCCGCATCGATGGCGACCGAGCATTCTTCTGCAGCCCTCGTAACAGCCGAGAGGACGGCGAGTGCACACTTGCCGAGGCTGACGAACTCGCGGCGCTCATCGAAGAGCAGGTCGCCCCATGACCGACTCCGACACCCTCCCTCCCATGTTCCTCGACCCGGCCGCCTACCGGGAGGCCCTCGTGAGGATGAAGGCAGCTGAAGCCCGAGCGGACGAAGCCGAGAGCAGGCTTGCACACGCAGAGGCCGTCCTAAGCGGCGAGCCGATGCTCGTCGACATGGGCCTCACCGGAGACGGGATGCACATCGGCGTTCAGCACTGGGCCGTCCGCGCGATGGCGGCCAGCTTCATGCAGTCGCTCGGTGAAGCACCAAACTACATCGAGGTAGAGGTCATCGCCGACAAGGTCGACCCGCCGCAGAAGCTCATCGTCACCATCCAGCGTGCGAACGGAAAGCGCCCTGCCGTCATCGCTCGTGAGGCCAGGGAAGAACGCGACGAACTAGCCGCCGAGTGCGCCGGCCTCCGGCAGAACCTCGCCGAGTTGGCGGGGCAACTGGAAGCAGCAGAGCGCGGACTGGATGAGAAACACGCGACGCTTGTTCGTGTCGCAGACGAGAAGCGGCGACTCGTCGACGAGTTGGAGGCGTGCGACCGCGCCGTCGCGCGCGTCCACCAGTTCGGCGTGCTCGATGGATGGCAGGTCGACGAGAAGGACCGCGCGGTCGTGCGCGAGTCGATCGACGAAGTACGCGGCATCGTCCGACGGTTGCGCGTCGAGAAGACACAGCAAGGACTCGCCGCCCCTCCCGGCATGCAGGAGTGCATCGCAAAGCGGCTGGGCTTCGGAGAGTCACCGCCATGCATGTACTGCAACGGCAGCCGTGTCACCGGCCAGCTCGACGCCCGCGGCGAGCCGACGTCTTGCGCCGCATGCAAAGACACCGGAATCGAGAGTGATCTGCATGCGCTGCTCGGCGAGCTGACGGCGACTGCGAATATGTGGGAGCGCGGTGACGACGAGGACCACGTCGCCGCGCTGCGCGAGCTAGTGAGGCGATTCTACCGGACGGACCTGGCGGAAGCGCTCTGCTACTGCTCCCGTCCTCCGAGTCCCCACGAGTACATCGAGAGTGCGTGCACGTTTGATGGGAGGAAGCAGCGATGAGTATCGACACGAGCAAGGCGCCGAAGGGCTGGTACTCCTGCGCTACGCGGGAGGACGACGGGACCACCTACCTCGACGGCGAACGGTGCTGGCGCGGCGGAGTGAAGGTCGTCCACGCCGAGGCCCACCGCATCGCTCGCGAGGAAGCCCAGCCCTACGTCACCGAAGCACTGGAGCGCATCGCGGCGTGGTTGGAGGAGAAGTCTCGCGAGTATGCCCAGCGCGGCGTGGTCAACCTGAGCGACGGCTTCGACGTGGCATCCAGCTACGTCCGCGGGTTCGCGTCCGGGGCCCGGCCCCTGCCAGGAGGTGGGACGTGAGCAAAAAGCAGACACGCCGCTCGATCTCCGTCAAGGGCACCACCTACGAGCGGATCCGGCTCGCACTCCAAGGCCACGATCGCGTCCTGAAGAAGACGCCCGGCGGCCCTCGCACGATCGGCAGCGTCGCGGACTTCGTCGAGCAGTGCCTCGCCGAGAGGCTCGATGAACTCGACGTGCCGCAGGTCGCCGTTGCGCCGGCCCACTACCCCAAGCCGCGCAAGGCCGACGAGACCGTCCCTGCGATCGGCTCCGGCTATTTCACTTTCTAGGAGCCCGATGCCCAACTACACGAAGTCTGTCGGAAAGGCGCAGAGATCGATCGACGAGTACCAGCGCGCCCGACGTGACCGGATGGCGGTGATGCTCGAGCAGGACCGAGCCCGCGAAGAGGCGCGGCAGGCCGAGGAGAACGAACGGATCAACGCGCTGCTCAGGCCGGCGCGGGAAGCAGCAGGGAACCGATGAACATCGTCAACGACCTACGCGACACGCCCCGACCGAAGGACTCCCGCGGCGAAGTCCAGCGTACCCGCAAGCCCGGCCAGATCGTCGGGGTCACGCTGCACCAGACCGCCACGGCCGACTTTCCACCCACACACAAGGGCCTGTCGAAGGTGCCCGCGCATGCGATGGTGCACCGCGACGGATCGGTGTCGCTGCTGCACCACCCGACCAGCGTCGTCTACCACGGCAACGCGCTCAACGGCGGGACGATCGGGATCGAGATCGCTTGCCGAGCAGCCGGCACCGAAGGGGACGCGTCGACGTTCTGGCGTAGCTCCGCAGAGATCGCCGAGGGAAAGCATATGGCCGACCTCGTGCACGAAGCCACGGACGTCCAGCTCGTCGCGGCGGTCGACCTGTGCCGCTTCTACATCGGCCAGGTGAGCGAGCTCGGTGGGGCTGTGCGAGGCATCTGGGCGCATCGTCAGGGCCACAAGAGCCGGACGACGGACCCGGGCTCGCGGATCTGGAAGCACGTCGCCGAGCGCGTGCGCATGGACCTTGGACTTGCGGATGTTCGCGACCTCCACCTGGGAACCGGTCTACCGATCCCGGTGTCATGGAGGTTGGAATGACACCGGAACAGCTGCAGCGCTTCGAGAAGTACGTACACATCGAGCCCAACACGGCGTGCTGGCTGTGGGTCGGTGCACAGACGTCGGCAGGATATGGTGAGCTTGTGATTGGCAGCAAGCGAGGGCCTGGGCCGCGCATGGGCTACGCACATCGGCTCAGCTATGAGCACTACATCGGCCCGATACCCAAGGGACTGCAACTCGATCACCTCTGCCGTCAGAGATGCTGCTGCAACCCGGCTCACCTAGAACCGGTCACGCACGCGGAGAACATGGCCAGGTGTGACAAGGTTGCCTGTGGACGCCTGAACAGGAGCAAGACCCACTGCCTGCGCGGGCACACGTTCGACGAGCGCAACACGTTCGTCAGATCTACAGGCGCTCGCCGATGTAGAGCCTGTGAGCGCGACGCGGCCACTAGACGACGAAAGAACCGACTCGGCCTCAACATGCCCGGAGAGCCGATCCCAGTCGAAGACGAGGGCAGTGACGACAAGGAAGCTGCAGAATGAACACACTCACCCGCAACGGCCTGCTCAACCTGGCGCGCAAGATCGGCCGCTGGATCATCGACCACCTCGCAGCCCACGGCATCGACATGCTGGTCGGCTACATGAACGGGAAGATCGGAGACTTCCGCCGCCGCCTCGCGAAGGCGAAGACCGACCGGCGCAAGGCCTGGCTCACCGGCCGTATCGCTCGATGGGCGCGGGCGATGAACTGGCTCAAGAGCAAGCGCGAGCAGCTCATCGGCACGGCGTACTCCGAGTACAAGGCTCTCGCCGACCACGCGGAGAAGAAGCTCGGCCTCCCCGTGGTGGCGAAGGAGGCGGCATGACACGACGACAGAACATCCTCGCGGAAGCGAGCGACGCGGCGCTGTACTTCATCGCGTACGACCGAAAGGAGGACGACGGTCTCCCGCTCGGCGCGATCGAGGAGGCTGTCGAGAAGGGCGAGATCAAGATCGATGAGATCGTCTCCGCGTTTCGCAGGGCCCTCTTCGAGCACGGCGACTTCCCGCAAGGAGTGAAGTGATGGCCACCCGCAAGACATCCGAGCAACGCCTCGCTGACGCCAACGCGGCCCGCCTCCGAGCCGTGTTCGACATCCTCGCCGAGAGAGGAGTGAAACTCGGCCTCCCCGCGAAGCAGGTGCGAGCGATCCGGTGCGCGCTCGACCTGTTCGAGCTGCTCGGGTGGGGCATCGAGGAGATCACGACGCACGAGGCCTTCCTCGCCGAGAGCATGGACCAGCTCGAAGCGCAAGCGGAGGCGGTTGCAGCCCGGCAGCGCCGGAGCGAGGATGGGGCGACGTGAGCCAGACGAAGCGGCGGCAGATGATCCTCGACACGGTGAGCGACTGCGCCCTGAACCTGATCGCCTACGACCGCAAGGAAGACGACGACCTACCACTCGGCGCGATCGAGGAAGCGGTGCGCAAGGGCGAGATCACGATGGACGAGATTGTGGAGCACTTCCGCACGAGTCTGATCGAGCACGGCGAGGAGTTCTCGTAGCATGATCAAGCTCGCCTCCAGAGAGGAACTCGACGCCGCGATGGCTGTCGTAGAAACGGAACACCGGGCGCGGCTGGGTGTCCTGATCATGTGGACGAGAAGACGCTTGCGCGGTTTGAGGCGAAGTACCAGGTCGAACCGAACACCGGGTGCTGGCTGTGGATCGGAACCATCGACCGAGGCGGATACGGCCGCTTCTCCCTTGGTAGACGCGGAGTCGCTGCCCATCGGATGGCGTATGAGCATCACCGCGGACCGATCCCCGCCGGCCTGCAACTCGACCGCCTGTGCCGGCAGCGCTGCTGCTGCAACCCCGACCATCTGGAAGCCGTGACGCTGCAGGAGAACATACGTCGAGGTACGCAAGGGGACCTCCAGAGAAACCGCACTCACTGCCCGCAAGGCCACGCGTACGACGCCGCTAACACCGGCTACTCTAGCGGTCGTGTGAATCGCTTTTGCAGGGCGTGCAAGCGACACAAATGGCGTCTCTACCAACCCTCGCGACGACCTCGAGCAGGCCAGCATCCGGAGCCCCGATGACCGACGAGAAGAAGAACAGCACGCAGCAGGTGGGCGTCGGAGACAACATCCGCGTCATCAAGCAGCCGGAAGGCTACTTCGTTTCTCTCCGCGACGGTCGTACTGGGCCGTGGGGCCGGTGGGCACTGACGGAGGACGCCTCGCTCATCGCAGCGTACGAGTCGTTGATGCGCGAGGAAGCTGCCGACGAGACGACCATCCCTCCGTGGCTGGAGCGCAGCGAGTTTCAGCACAGCCTCGACGATGACGAGTGCGTGTACGATGCGGCGGCGGCCTTGGACGAGGTCATCGATGGTGGCCACAATGCGTCGATGCTCCTCCCCGAGTGGCTCGCCTGGCGCTCCCGAGTCGCCGAGGCCCTCGGCCTGGTGGACCTGGCGTCGGCTCTTGCTGACTTCCAGACGATGATGGATGCGATGCGCGCAGGCACCGACAAGGCCATCGCTGCCGAACTGCGATCCGTAGCCGAGCGACTCGAAGCGACTCACCTTCGTTGCAGGAAGTTCGTCGCCATGGACATCCGCGCTCGTGCGGATGATCTGGACCAGCCATGACCGACGATGATGCCGAGGTAATCCGACAGCTCCGGGCCCAGGCGGCGACCACGCGCGACGTGACGAGGACGGTCGTCGATGACCTGCGAGTGGTGCTCCGCATCATCGACACCCAGTCGGGTGCCGATGCCGTAGTCCGCGACAAGGCCGTCGCTGCCGAGCTGCGGCGCCAGGCCGACGCCATCGCAACAATCCGCGGTGATGCCGGGTGGAAGGACGTCGACGACAGCGGCGAGGGAGACCCGTCCGCGTTTGTGCGCGGTACCATCGACGCGATGGACGAGGTTGCCGATCAGCTCCGCGTTCGTGCTGACGAGCTGGACCCGCCATGACCGCGCCGTTCTTCGGCACCGACCGCTCCCCTCAGTCCGTACCGTGCGTCCAGTGCGGAGGCGAGCGGTCCTTCTCGATGTGGGGCGTCGCCGGGAAGAAGCGGTGGTGCGTGTGCCGCTACGCGTGCGACGAGGTCGATCTCGATGCCGAGGAGACCTACCAACTCGGCCGTGAACAGTGCCCTGTCTGCGAGGTCACTCCTGGCCGCAGCGGGTGCGACTGCTGGGTGCCGACGTGCACGGCTGCCGAGGTTAGGGCCGGGTGATCGTGAAGTCGTCGACGAAGATTCGGATGTCGTGCCCGGCGACCGACGCATAGACAACGAAGCCTAGCTGGAGCGTCGCCGGCATCGGTGATGCCGTGCGGTCATAGGTGTTCTCCAGCGTCCACGCTACCGATGGCGACGCCCGGTAGTACATGGTGAAGACCTGGCCGGCACGGACGATGCGGACCTGACCGGCGCCGGTGGCCGCTGGCGCCTCGTCGAAGTCGGAAACGCTCGCGATCGTGTTCTTTGTCTCACACGTGATCGCGGCGCTCGCCGTGCACCCGAGGCCGATGTGCACGTAGGACAGCGTCGTCGAGCGGTCCGGGTCGTGCGCTGCGAGCCCGGCGATCCGATAGTTGCCGTCGCCGACGGTTGGAAGACCCGAGTCAGCCGAGTTGCGGACGCGGATCGTGGCGATCGCGTCGAAGTTCCCCGCCACGAGCTGGTAGAGGAGGCAGCCCTCGTTTGCGTCGAACCAGAACGAGTCCGCGGCGCCGCCCGCGTTGATCGTCATCCCCATCTCGCCGCCGGAGACCGAGATCGACGCCGTCCCGTCGCCTTCGTACAGCGTCCACTTCGACTGCAGAGCTGACCCGCCGAAGTGGTCACCCAGGCCGTCAAACGCATGCGTACCGTCATCGAAGCCGGCAGGGGTGATCGCGGCGGCGGTGACTGCTGCAGCGGTGACGGCAGCGGGTGTAACTCGAGCGGTCATGCGTTCCCCTCGGTCAGCGTGAACGTCGTCACGGAGACCTCGTCGTCGGTCAGCACGGCGACGCGGTTCACCGTCATGGCTCCACCGCCGCCGGTGACCGTTACGTCGCCCTCGATGTGGCAGGCGACATCGCCGGAGTCGCGAATCCTGAACCAGTCGATCGTTCCGTCGTCGATCGCCACATCGGCCCATGATCCGTTGATCGTTTTCACCCCGGTAGCGCCAGCGGTGAGCCAGTCGGCGGGCAGCGTAATCTCGACGACCAGACCTGCCGGGTCAGCTGCTGCCGGGTTCGCCGGAGGACTCCCACCGGTGGCGAACAGGCGCAGGAGCGGCGACGTGTTGATCGTCGTCTCAGTCTGGTTGGCTCGGGCAGTTCGCAAGACGCTTCCGAATCGTAGCGTGGGCATGGTGGCTCCTACAGGACGGTCAGGGTGATCCCGCCTGCGTCTCCACGCTGCGGGGCGACTCGGTACTCGAAGGCGATCATCAGGACGACGGAGAACGACCCGGCCAGGGAGAAGCCCTCGAGCGAGGCGGGAAAGGTGAGCGACGGATCGGGATCCATGTCGCCGGTGTCGATCGTCGAGAGCTGCTGCTGACCCAGGTCGGAGTCGCTCACGCTGCCCATCGTAGTGAACGACCCGTGCGTGCTGGACGTCTCGCCCTTGAGCACGTACTGCACCGCCGTGTTGTCGGCGAGCACGTCGACCTCGCCGGGGACGAGGGCCTGGCAGACCCACCCGGTCCCCGAGCCGGTCGTGGCCGCCTCGCAGAACAGCACGGTGTCATCCCAGTCCGGCGTCGGGTTGACGACTCCACCTCCACCCGAGGCCGCCGTGCCGCCCGTGTAGAGGCACAACCGAACCGGGTCGCCTGCGGAGTTGAGTCGCGTCGCGAGGCCGGTCACCAGCGCAGGGCCAGCGGTGAACGAGGCGAACGCTTGCAGGCCAACGCCGATCGGGTTGCCGTCGAACACCGGGACGTCTTCGCGGCATCCGAAGGCCCCGGCGGCTCCCGGCGAGCTCGAGCCGGTGAAGCAGCCGTCGGCGTCGATGTCGTCGGTGATCTCCACGTTCGCGCTCGAGCCTCCCGCGGCAGCGTAGAGTGCAGTTCCGTCGATCGCCGAGCGCACGGCCGTGGCGACCTGCGCGGCAGTGCGGCCTCCGGCGGCCAGGTCGATCGCGTGCATCGTGTAGCCGGAGAGCGCGGCGTTGTACGCCTGCGGGTTCCACCCGAAGCCGTTGTGGGTGAAGTACCAGGCGTGGTTGCCGATCGACCCGCTGGGGATCGCGATGAACGCCCCGAAGTAGTTGGACCCGCTCGTGCCGGTGCGGAAGTCGGCGACGGTCGTGGAGTACGTCGCGGCCGGCATCGCGAAGCGGATCGTCTCACCGACCGGCGTCTGCACGTCCGCAGCGCTCGTCAGTGTGACCGATGCGAGCGTCTGCGAGAGGGTGCCGACGACATGCGCGACGACGTTCGCTGCACTGGTCAGCGTGACGTCGGCAAGCGTGCGGCTGAGGTGAAGTGTGACGTTCGGGTCGGCCTCGACACTCTGGCCGTAGTCCGCCGTGAGAGCAGAGGGCCCGAGGGCGATCGGCTCCAAGGCGAACGGCGAGAGGGCGAAGATCTCCACGCCTCACGTCGCCGCGTCGCGGTAGATGACTTCGAGTTGCGTCGTGGTCGCGACCAGATCGGCGTCGTTGGTGATCCGCACCGTCCAGTTCGCCGCCCCGCGGAGGGGAAGCTGGTACTCGTTCCCCGCGACGCAGCCAGTGAGCGTCGTCGTGCGGCCGTAGCGGGTCTGGTAGGTCCGATCGCCGCGACTGTCGACGACCTCGACTTCGCAGATCTCCACGCCCTGCATGTCGAAGGTCGGCTGCGTCCCGGTGCCGACGGCCACGATCGCGTTGCTGGCGTTGAGCTGGTTCACGATGACCACCACGCCGTTCATCGACGACTCACCTGCACGTCCGAAGTGCGGAGCGGAAGCGCAGATCGGAACGACCAGGCCGAGGGCCGCGGTGATCGTGCCCGGTGCCGGAGCGACCACGGTGGCCGTGATGTCCGCTCCCGGAGGGAAGACGATCGTCAGCGTGGCCGAGTTGCGCGTCGAGACGATCCCCAGCGTGGAGAGCAGCACCGGGCTTGTCGCGGTCGCGGTCGCTGCGTCGAAGTCGGCCTGCAGGTCGGTGGCGATCGACGCGTCGTTCTCCGCCGCGCGGGTGAACGTCGCGGTGAAGTCCACGTCGAACTGCTGGCTGGTCTTGGCGTTGCGCACCTTGCCGAACAGGTTGATCGAGTAGACGCCCGCGGTGGTCGTGCCACCGACGAGAAACGTCAGGCGGTTGGGTGTGACGTTCGTCCCCACCCAGTCGACGTCATCGGTCGTTGCGTCGGTTTTGACTCGGAGCTTTTTCCACGTGCGGGCCTGGTCTGTCATGACATCCTCCAGTTTGCGGAGCGATCGCCCGCAGTTTGCATCGAGTCACCACCTCCGGGCTCGAGCTTCCCGGGCTTGTTGGTCTTGCCCGCCGCCATCACTTCGGCAGCGGTGGGCTCGTCGAAATCTGCACCGATCGCGATCTGCATCTCCATCGCAACGGCGGGGACCAGGCTCGGATCGGTTGTCGCGGCGAAGAGTTGGCCGTAGCGGATCCGCTTGTCGTAGGGGATCTCCCGGCCTTCGCCCTGCGCGCGCGCCATCTCGGTCTGGATCCGCTCCTGCAGATCGAGGAACAGAGCTGGGTAGACGATGCGGATCGCCTCGGCCGTCTCCGCGGTGATCCGGCCCGACTGGAAGCGCTCGAGCGCGCCGATCGGGTCGGTGACAGCCTCGAGGTAGCGAGCGAACGAAGCGGATGACACCGGGTCGACGAGCTTGGTCTTGCCGCGCTTGTAGACCTTCGGCGCCTTCGCCTGCAGGAACGACGCGGCGACTTGAGCTCGCTCCTGGATCGTCGAGGCGATCGCAGGCGGGACGTCGTAGAGCGGGACCGCCAGTGCCTGTGCGAGGGCTTCGGAGCTGCCGAGGTAGTCGGTCGCCTTCGCCACGGCCGTCTCGCGGCGATCGTCGTGTTCCTTGCGGGAGAGCTGGCCTGCGATCGTGCCTACAGGGGCTCGGGGGAGATCGATCTTCGGGAGCTTGATCTCACCGGCCTTGCCGAACATCCGGGAGACGACGCCATCGAGGCGGACGTCCGCGCGATCGAGTGCGTCCATGATCGCGGCGTAGCGGTGAAGTGTCGTGTGGGGCTGGCGCGCCGCCACGAGGGCGGCTCCGCCGATCGCACCGAGCGGTCCACCGATCCCGAAGCCGATCAGGCCCGCGAGACTGGTGCCGGTGGTGAGCAGCGAAGGGGAGGCGTTGCCTTCGACCTTGCGAGCCTCGATCAGATCGTCGAGCTTTCCGGCGTCCTTCGCTTGGCGGGTGAACTCGGAGCGCAGTTCTGCGACGTCCTTCCGCACCGACGCGATTGCTTTGCTGCCAGCCCCGTCCATGTCGACGTGGCGGGCGAGTTCGTCGAAGTAGGCCACGCGAGCATCCATCGCATCCATGAGGCGAGCGACTGTGACGTCGCCACCGGTGCGACCATGGGCGCGCACGAGCTTCAGCGCCTTGCCCACGTTCATCGACCCGTCGGGGTTGACGATCGTCCCGAGGCCCGATCCGGCAGTCGTCTCGCGGTAGGCGTCGTCGGCTGCGGCCTTCGCTTTGTAGGCACCGTTGATCTTCGCCTGCGCCTCGGCGGCGTCTCCCCACAGGTCCTGCCGCTCGAGGTGATCGCGAACGTCGGAGTAGAGGGTGCGGAGCTGCTGATTCGCGCCGCGGATCTCCGGCGTCGCGTGGCGGGCGTTCCCCCATCCGCCGTTGTCATCGATGATCTGACCAAGCCGGCGTTTGTACGCGTCGGCAGCCATGGCTGAGCGCGTGGCGACGTCGCGGCCCTGCAGCGCGTGGGCTTCGGTCAAGTCGCGCTCGAGCTTGGTCAAGGCGTCGTCGGCTTCGCGCAGGATCGACGGGTGGTAGCGGAAGGCGCCGGGGAAGCGCGGGTCGACGTTCTCGCTGACGAGTCGCTGGATCTCCCCACGCTGACGGGTGAACAGAGCTTCGGTCTCTCCGGTGGCGGCGCGCCGAGCTTCGGCGGTCTTCGGCCCGAGGCGTTCCCAGTAGCGGGCCTTGCTCTCGCCACCGGCCAGCCGCTGGGCGTCGTCCATCGCGGTGTGGATCCGCGGTACCCGCTCGGCGACGAGCTCGGCAGCGGCGCGCTCGATCTTCGGCCGATCGCGCTCGAGCCGGAGGATGTCCCGCCGACCCTCGGCAGAGTCGCCCATGCGCGCGAGGCGGTTGGACGTCTCTGGGTCGATGCCCTGCGCGACGGCGTTGCGCTCCCACAGCTTGGCCTGCGGCGACAGTTCCCGGGTGGCCGAGTCAGCGACCATCTCGGCGACTTCCCGCGACGCCACACCCCCGGACGCCGCGTTGCCCCGGCCAAGCACCTTCTGCATCCCGGAGATCGGCGCTCGGACTGCGCCGGAGGCAACCTTCGCCAAGCCGTGGACACCGACGCCGGCACCGGTGCCGAACAGGCCACCCATGAGGCCCGCGGAGGCAAGCCGATCGGCGGCGAGCTCCCGGTCCCCGAGAACGTCCTCGTCGATCTGAGCCCCGATCCCCTGGCCAGCACCTTCGATGAACTCCCGGCCGGCGATCGGGACGATCTTGCTGGCGGCCCCGGTCCCCATGCGAGCCGCGAGACCTTCGCCGGCACGGGCAGCTTGGCGAGCCAGGAAGCCGCTGGGCGTCGCCGAGGCAACCCGAGCGGCCAGGCCAGCCCGGCCGGCTGTGGCGGCAGCGGAGGCGCCTGTGGAGCTTCCAGCGGACAGGACGGCGGGAAGGGCTGCGCCGACCACCTCGGCGCCGGTGGCCACGGGGCCGGCAGCCTCTCGGCGCGCCCGCATCCGCTCCGGGTCCACGCCGAACAGGTTGGATTCGGCGAGGGAGGACAGGCCCAGGGTCGCGCCAGCCAGAGCGGCCTCGCCGGTGGCGATCGCCTGGGAGCCGACGTCGCTCTCCTCGCGCTGCAACTTGACGCGGCCGGCTTCATCGTCGTCAACGAGTCGGCCACCTTGACCCAGGGCGCGGAGCAGCTCTGTCGCGGGGATCGTCGCGGTGCGTTGGCCGCGGGCGATCCGCACCTGCTTCTCGGCCAGGTCGTAGTCGCCCTGTTGGACGCCGCGTTGTGCCTCGGACGAGGAGACTTCCTCGACGGTCTGACTCGCGCGGTTGTAGACCTTGACCGGCATGGGCTACTCGTCGCCGTACTCGTCGAACACGTCCGGCAGGCCCGAGCCGCCGGAGGCGATCGGGGCTCGCTCTGCGCCCTTGGCTCGATTCACGCGTTCGACCGTCTGTTCTTCGGGTGCGCGTTCGAAGTAGTCGATCCGCGCGCGCGCTTCTTCGAGCCGGTCCTGCAGCATGTTGCGCACGTCGTCTTCGTCCATCGCTTCGAGCAGCGAGTCGGCGTCGTTGCTCAACTCCTTTTCGGAGATCGCAGCACCAGACTCGCGGCGCAGACGGACCATCACGATCCGCTTGAGCCGCTCCTTTGCTCGGATCATATCGTCGGTGCGGAGCTTCTTCTGCCAACCGAGGCCGAACACGAGTCCGGGGATCTCGTCCTTGTACGTCTCCAGGTACTTCGCGATCATGCGCTCTTCGTTGCGGAAGGGCTCGACCTTCTCGGTAAGCCACTTCGCCTGATCTACGTCGATGCGCCGCTGAGCCGCTTCCTTCGGTGCGCCGGGTCCGTGCTTGGCCTGTTCCTTCTCGATGTCGATCTGCCCTGCGCGCTCCTGCGATGCCGCGCCTGCGCCGACGTCGATCCCCTTCATCTGCAACGCACGCGCGTGAGCATCCTCGGCGTCGGCTCGCTTGTTGAGCGAGCGGCGCTGCTCGGCCGGGAGCACGTAGCGCGTGCCGCCGCCGATGCGCTCCGGCGTAGTGGCGAGGCGCGAACGGATCAGCTCCGTTGTGTCGTTGATCTTCTGGTCCAGCTCGAGGATCCCCTCGTTCGCGAGCGCGGCCTGCAGCGGGATCCCGTTGCGGAGCTGCTCGGCCATGATCATCGCCTTCGCTTGCTCGTAGCGGGCGAGTCGCATCGCGTCGTGCGTCGTGTCTTCGTCGCCGATCGTCGAACGCAGATCCGCGTAGAGGGAGCGAACGTCACCGAGCTGTGCACGGGCCGCGTCGAGGTTGTCCTTGCGGGCCCCGTAGTTCGCGGCTTGGTCGCGGATGTCGCCTTCGATCGCAGAGTTCAGCGCCGCCATCGGATCGAGGCCACGCACGCTGTCTCCGATCGCGGAGATCGCCCAGAGGGCTTTTTGCCACCACTTCCGCGACGCCCAGTAGCGGCCGCGATCCTGGTCGGGCGTCTTCACGAGCTTGTCGCTGGCGTTCTGGATCTGCTCGAAGACGTGCCGCTCGGCTTCCATCGCCTGCTCGCGGCGTTGCTGGTCCCGGATCAGCTTCGCTTGCTGGCCGTCGATCTGCGCTTGCTGCCGACCGGCTTCGCGCTCGTACGCGTCGGCCTCGGAGGACTGCTGGTAGATCGCCGCTTGGGCGGTGAGGTCCTTCGCCTCGTGCTGCTGCCCGGCGAGGTTCTCGTAGGTCTGTGCGTGCTCCTGACGGATCGGGTAGACCGGGTTCGGCGCGGACGGGGCTTGGTAGGTCTGTCCAGCCTGATCGCGGAGCTGTGCAGCGTTCGATCGCGCAGCGCCCGATGCGATCCCGGAACCCTCTGCGAAGGCCATCGGCGATGGGGCGATGCCCTGGCGGACGGCCTCGTCCTCCTGGGCCATCTGCTCGGCTTCGTAGTCGGAGACCTGTGATCGCAGCACGTTCTCCGCGTCGGGCAGGTTCGCCGTCGTGTTCGCGAGGCCCCACACGCCGGGATGGTCCTGCTCGAACGCCTGCACCTCGGCTTCCTTCTGCCGCGTGTACGCTGCTTGCCGCTCGGCCTCGGAGCTGTAGAGGTGCTCTGCGTCCCAGGGATTGTCTCCGTACGCCATCAGATCCTCACCTTCATCGGCTTCGGCTTATTCGTCGGCTTGGGGACGTAGCGGTTCGCATCTTCGCGCTCGATCTCCCGCACGATCGCCGAGGGCGTCGGAGCCATACCGCGCTCGGTCGCCGACTGGCGGTTCAGATGCAGCCTGCCCGCTTCGTCGCGGCTCATCCAGTCGGCCTGGTAGTCGTGCTGGGCGTCAAGGGCCTCTTGCTGCGCTGGTGTCAAGGCGACTTGCTGTTGGCCAGGAGCGTATCCGCGTGGATTCTGCCGGTGCAGCGGGGCGGTCTGGGCCAGGCCGGCCGGTGCGACCACGGCGTCACGCTGCGTCGTGTTCATCGGAGGCCGGACCCGCACACCGCCGGGGCCGGTGCCCGGGCCGAGTCTGCGGACCATGTCGGCCTCCTCCTGCGCCGCGACCTGCCGCTCGTGCTCGCGCACGGCGTACTCCAACGCGCGGCGTGTCTGCTCACCGGCAACGAGCATCGCGAGCGTCGGCCGTGGACGGGGTACGGCCATCAGAGAGCCAGCTCCGGGAAGTAGCGGGCCCGCAGCCCCGCGAGCCCTTGAGTCGTGTTCGGCCCGACGGTGCTCTGCGAGAACGGGTCGATCGTCTGCGCTCCGCCGCGGCGCATCTGCGGCGAGCCGCTGAAGTCGTACTCCGGTGGCTGGTCACGGCGTACCGAGGCGAGGCCACGCTGCGCGGAGATGTCGTCCGACAGCATCTGCGCCCGGCGTTCGTTCGCCATGCCCTCGTCGCGGGTGCCGTAGCGCTGGGCCATCGAGCCGCCTTCGCTCCCCTGTGCAAGTTGCTGCTCCATCATCCGCAATCGCCGGGAGTTCTCCCCCGAGGCTGCGAGAGCGGCGATCCCCGCTCGGCCGCCGTCGATGTTGAGCATCCCGTCGGGCCCCTGCTGGACGAGCGTCGAGCCCAGTGACGTGCCGGCGAGCTGCTGAGCCGAGACGCCGAGTTGCTGACCTTCCGGCTGGCCCATGCCGGGCTTGTAGCGGTATGCGAGCGGCTGCACCTCCGCTGCTGCGGCGGCCGGGTCGTATGGCTGCATGTCCTCCTTCGCGCGGACGTCGGACATGGCTCCCATCTTCGCGACGTCGCCGACGACCCCCATCCCGGTCTTGATCAGGTCCGTGTAGAACCCTCGGTTCGCTTGCGTCTGCTGCAGGTCCATCCCGCGTTTCGCCGAGTACCACCCAAGCGAGTTTTGGTCCTGGCCAAGCGCGTTCTGTAGATTCAGTTGGTCGTATGCGAGGCCCTGCCCGGCCATCTGGTTGGACATGCCCGCGTAGGCTTGCTGGGCGGCGAGTTGCTCCTGCGCGCGGAGCATCCCGGCTTGCTGGTTCGTGTTGGCCATCGCGCCCGACTGCGCACCGAGGGCCTGCGAGTACGCACCCGCCAGGTTGCCTCCGCGCGTCTGGCCCATGAGGCCCATCGCGCCGCGCTGCGACTGCTCCATCCCTTGCTGCATCTGCAGTTGCGCGAGTGACGGGCCGCCGGTGCCGTTCGCGTTGTTGCGGAACATCTCCATCGCCTGCATCTGCCCGGCGAGGCCCGTCTGGCCGTACGCCTGCGCATTGCCGGCGTAGTTGTTCTGGCCGATCATCGGCCGGTTGCTGCCAAGGCCTTTCAGCATGTTCTGCTTGGCGTCTGCACCTTGGTCCCACAGGTTCGGGCTCGCGGAAACACTTGCGTCATACAGCGCCATGGTTCACGTTCCGATCTGGCCGTCGGCCACTCTGCGCATGCCGGGCAACAGCCCGACGTCGAACACCAGCCCGACGATCGACACGGTGTTCCCCGCCGTCGTCACTCCCGAGTCTTCGTAGATCCGCATCCGCATCGAGCCCAGCTTCTGCACCCGCGGCCGCACTCGCAGGTACGCCGGTGCCGGGCTCGTCCAGTCGTACGTCGACGGCTGGATCGCCTGCCCGGTCAACGAGCCGTCCACGTCGTACTCGAGATCGACGTGCATCGCCCCATTCTCCTCGCGCTCGGTGAGGATCCCCGCCGAGCGGATGCGGACGTAGCCGGCGAGGCCGCCGAAGTGGATCCACGACGTGGTGATGTCGAGGGGGATCCCCACATTACCCGTCGACGTCTGGTCCGCGTACGCGAGCGTGTCGGTCGGAAGTCGTTGGATCAGCACGCCGCCCTGCCCGAGCGCAACATGACGCGGACCTGCGTCACCGGGCCAGTAGCAACCGTCGACGATCTCGGCCTGGCGGCTGATCGTCGAAGTCTGGACCAAGTCTGCGCGACTCCACTGCTCGACGTCGTAGTGGTAGGAGAGGATCCACGGCTGCGTTTCGAGGTCATCTTGCACCGACGCAGCTACGATGCCCGTCCCCGGACCGTCGCCGGTCAAGGTTACCGAAACGTCCGGCTGCATCACGATCTCGACCGCGCTGCCGATCCCCTCTACGGACGCCACCTCGAACTGTAGTGTGCTCGGCGCGTCTGCGTCGATCAGCTCCTGGATCAGGGCTGCGAGTCCGACTGCGATCTCCGCTGTCTCCTCGTTCGCTTCGGCTGGATACGCGATCGGGTACGACAGGCCGCTGATCGTCCAATCGCCACCGGTCTCGTCGGAGATCAGCTCGAGCGTCCACGTCTGCGTGACGACAGGGCGACCGTTGCAGACCAGATCGATGCGATGCTTGCTCGGGTTGTGTGATGCCGCGCGGATGTTGCCGGCCTCGCGGATGTCGTCTTCGATCGCCGCACCACCGAGGGACTGCGGCTGGTCTCGCGAACGCGCAAGCGTTCCGTAGCTTGCCTCACCGGATCGCGCGATGACGTAGTAGCCCTTCTGCGACTGGAAGCCGATGCCGAGCGGGAACAGCACGATCGTCTTCGGGTCGACACACCCAAGCGCGTCGTGCACGACGGTTGACGACCAGGAGAGCACGCCTCCGCCGGCGTCGACCGCCGTGTCCGCGAAGATGGTGTTGCGGGTGAACTGGTACAAGACGGTACCAATCGAGGCGAACCCCGTGGTCTCGAGCACCTCGCCGCTGCGGAAGAACGTGGCGGTCCCGATCACCGGCGCCGCGTAGGTCGCAGCGCCTTCCTCGGGGATGTTCTCGTCGCTGTAGATGAAACGCGTCGGGTCGAGTGCGTCGGCAACTACGATCCGGTTCTGATGCAGCGCGGGAGAGTGGCACGCTGGCCATGTGACCGGCGTAGGGCCCGACACCGCTACGAAGTCACCGTCAGTGTCGTACTGGTACGGCCCGAGCCCCTGCTCCTCGAGCCAGTCATCGCTCGCGCCGTCGAGCACGTCGGTCCACCCGCGGAAGGCTTCCGGGTCGTTGATCGGGGTGTCGCGTGGAGCCTGGGCGATTGTCGCTGCCGGAACGAGAACGGCGTAGCAGCGATAAAACACGGTGTTGGGCGTCGTCAGGGTGCGGAAGACTTCGATCGCAATCGCCTGCGCGCGAGGGTAGAAGGCCGAAGCGTCCTTCAGCGACAGGCCGCAGCAGCGCACGTTGAGCAACACGGAGTCATCGCTGTTTGGCATCGTCAGCGTGACGATGTTGCTTGGGCCTGAGCGGTGGATCTGGCCCTGCCGATCGATCCACGAAAAGCACACGTAGTAGGAATACGTGCCGTTGGGCGTGTCGAGATCCGTCGTATCACTGGCGTCGTTGTGGCCGATCTCGCCGACCGTATCGGTCGAGTAGGCGAGGATCTCCGGCGCCCACGGGAACCCGACCTCGACGAGCGCTGCTCCGTCATAGAGCTGCGGCGTCCCACCGGCGATGAACAGGCCGCGGCCCCATGGGACGCTCTGGTGCATCGCCCTGGGGTAGATCGCCGAGAAGTTGGGGACCGGCTGCTCCGGGTCGGTCGTGTCTCGGTAGACCGTCCACGGGTTCTCCATGTAGACGACGATCCCGCGAACTCCGGCCCAGTCAGGTTGAGTGCTCTGGTAGACGTCGTTCGAGAAGCCGTCTCCGGCTGCATCGCGCACGTCGGATACCGTGCCGACCGTCGCGAAGAACGGCATGGCGATCGTGCGCGTCTTGACATCAGGCCCCGTCGGCGGTGCCGAGCTCGCGTAGGGGACGTGGTTGCGTCGCTTGGTTGGGCCCGTCTGGTGGACGATCTCAGCGTCGTCCGCCGCGCTCTCCGATTGCCAACCAGACGCGCGCGCGTCGGGGATCCCGATGCTGTCGCCGGTGATCGTCACGATCGGCCGCGGCCGCAATCCGGCGCCGTCGCTGACCTGATCCCACATCACGAAGTCGAGGTTGCAGACGAACGCATAGGCCTGCGCCCACTCACTCTGCTCCGTGGCAGATCGGTAGGTGAAGGTGCAGTAGACGTCGAGCGTCGGGGACGTAACAGACGTCCCGCTTGCGTAGCTCCATGGGCGCGAGGCCATGTGGAGATTCGCGCACCAGTGCTCGTTGCCCACGCGAGCACAGGAGTCACTGTTGATCTGCCGGTAGGCGATGTGATGGATCCACGGCGCCGTCGGAACCGATGTCGCGAATGCGACGTTGGTCGCCGTCTGCACCTCGCCGACCACGGCCACGCGGTTCTGCGCGACACGGCAGTGGCCGACCTGAACCCAGTGCGGGTTGTCCTCGGCTGTGTCCCCGTCCGCCTCGAGCTGTGGAAACATCAGGACTTCGGCTGAGACATTTGCGCCGTCGTCTACGTCGAGTCGCCGCGAGTACAAGCCGGCGCCAGCAGCCTGATCCCACTGATAGGAGATTACGACGTCGTTGTCGTCGCGGTGCGCATAGACGCCCAGGACCATCGGCGCGAGGTTCTGCGTCGCCGTCGTGTTCACCGCCCACTCGAAGTCAAGCCATCCGTAGGGCGGCTCGAACCGGGCCACGCGGACAGTCGTGAGTGCTGTGCACTGCGTGACGATGAAGTCCGTATCGCTGCCGATGATCGGGCAGACGTCGTAGAGCATGTGCGACTCGAGCAAGCCTACGGAACTTAGGTCCGTCCACGTCGAGATCGAAAACGCCGTCATGTCCATCGAGGCGCGGTGGAGTCGCCAGTTGCGGACGACAATCGGGTCGCCGCCCGTGATGTCCGTAGCCTGCAGCCAGTGAACGAAGAACGTCGTCCCCACCGCGATGATCTTCGGCGAGTCAAGCGGTACCCCGTTGGTGTCGGTGATCTCCGTCGACGACGCGCGGGCAACAACAGTGTGGAAGACGTCGACCTCGTCACCGTTCGGCTGCACGAGGACGCAGCGCGCCTCGATCGTCCAGTCGACGCGGGAGAGCCAGACGTAGCAGCGGTAGAACAGGCCATCCGCGGACAGGCCCGCCGAGTCGGCCTGCTCATGGCCGACGTACATCCGCGACGTGGAACCGAGCAAGCTCATGCGATCTCCGTGTCGTCGGTGACCGACTGGGAGATCCGCGACTGTGAGACGAATGTAGCGCGCGCGTTGCCGCGGTTTGCCGGCCCGCGCAGGACGATCGAATCCTCACCGCGCAGGAGTTCGTCGGGTGACACCACACCGAACACCCAACGATGGCCGAACAAGACGAGTTCGCCACCGGGCGTCGCCGCGCAGGCCGTCCACACAGAATCCGCTGCGAAAGATCCGACGCTCTCCGTGCAGTCGACCCGCTGGTAGCCGAGTCGCTTGGACGCAACGACCTGCTCGCCGACCTTCTCGAAGGTGACGTTGATCGCCCGGTCGAGCGTGCCTGCGCCGCGGGTGAGACGGTGGCGCTTCTGGTCGACTCCGACCAGGGCCAGCGGGACGTTCTGGAAGTTCAACGGCACGGAACACCGTCCTGCACGCTGAACGCGCGCACAGCCTGGACAGCGGTTCGGATCGTGGGAGGCTGAGAGAGATGCGACGCGTGCTTCTGTGCCTGGTGCTGAGCGGATGCTTCTCCGAAGGGCCTGACGATCACGTCGCCGGCACGACGCTCCCGATGACAACGAGCGCACAGGAGAGCAGCTCGAGCTCCGACGGCACCTCGTCGAGTAGCGAGGATAGCAGCTCGTCGGAGTCGTTCGACCCGCTGGAGTGCCCCGACTGGTGCACCGGTGGATGCGATGACATCCTCGGCGCCTACACCGAGTGTAGATGCAGGACCAACTACGACTGCACGGGCGGAGGCTTGCACTGTGACGTCCCAGACGGTGGTTTCCTCGGTCACTGCCGGTAGCGCGCTCATGGCAGTAGCTCCACGCTGTACTCCGTACGGGTCAGCGTCTGCGTTGCCGTGTTGGTCGGGTGGTTGAAGTTCACCGACAGCAGTCGATCGCTCGTCAGGGCTGAGACGGTCGTGCCCGCGGTCGCGCTGGTGATCGCGGCGTCGATCAGCAACCCGCCGCCCGATCCGAGAAACCCGAGGCCCGTCGTCGGCACGTTGGTTGGCCCCCATCGGAAGGCGCCGACCATGTGCACGAGCGTCGATGACACGCATGCGATCTCGAACTCGATCGACCAGGGGCGCTCGAGCGCCGACGCCCCGTTCGCGGATGCCGTGTCGCCCCAGATCGTCCCACCTGCGCCTGGTAGAACGATCGACCATACCGGGGCTCGCGTGCCGCCGGAGTTGTTCACGTAGGTGCCGCCCATCTTCACGCGGAGCTTTCGAGCCGCGGTGAGCGTGTTTGCGGGGATCGTGTACGCGAGTATGTCCGTGACCGCTGCGGTGTTGGTGACGGCCTGTGCCGTAGCCGAGCGCGCGAGGACAATGACGCCCGAGCCTTCGACGATGTTGTCGGCGGTCAGATCGATCTCCGTCTCGTCGACGGCCACTGTCAGCGTGCCCGCCCCGTCGTTGTAGGTGATGTCGATGCCGTGCCCCTCGATGACCAGGGCGCCCACCCAGTCCTCGACCTGCTCCTGCGTTGTCGCGGACACGGTGTTGGTGATCGTGATCGTGTCCGCACCGTCGTTGGGCGTGATCGTGATCCCCGTGCCCGCGATCAGAGCCGTGCCCAGCGCGTCGCGGGCCATTTCATCCGTGTACTGGGTGATCGTGCAGGTGATCGTTTCGGTCGCGCCCGCGTCGTTGTAGCTGACACTAATCCCCGTCCCGGCCACCACCATCGCACCGACGACGTCCTGAATGTGCTCGTCGGTGACGGCCGCGATCGTGTTGGCTATCGTGATCGTGTCGCCGACGTCCGAGACGGTGATTGAAATCCCCGTCCCAGCAACGAGCGCGGCCCCGACGTCATCGCGGGCGTTCTCCGCTGTGTAGCCGCCCGGGGCGTCTTCCAGGTCGATGACGCGGTTCTCCAGCGCCCCGTCGGCCGTCGTGTTCGCTGCGATCAGTCTGGCAAGCCGCTGCAACGCCGCCTCGACCTGCTGTCGGTGCACGGGCTCCGACGCAGCGGGATCGAGGAAGGCGTGTGCTCGGCGGTCGACCATGGTCAGAACGTCGGAACCGGCGTGTAGTGGATCATCACGGACACCTCTCCTTGTACAAGGGTCGTGAACAGCACATCGGATGTGATCACCACGACCGGCGGGAACGCCGACTCGAAGTGCTTGCCGAAGCTCGCGGCCGACGGCGTCTCGAGCACAGCCGCCGTGGCCAGGCTCGAGCTCGTCATCAGGCCGTCCGCGTCTGCCCCCGCGTCGAAGGTGCCACCGAGGACCATGGTGATCGTCGGAGTCCCCGAGGCGACGTCGAACGCCGTGGAGACGTTGGCGATCGCCCCGTCGACCTTCACGTTCGCTGGGAAGTAGTTCCCCACGCCCCCCAGCGTCACCGTGCCCGTGTTGGTGGTCGCGATCGCCCCGGAGACAGCTCCGGCGAACGTGACGGACATCGTCACCTGCACGCCGGCCACGTAGGTCACCGTCACCGTGTTCGTGCTGGTCGTCTCGTTCGCCACGTAGGCCGCGAGGGTGGTGGCGCGAGCCGTCTGGATCAGCGCTTCGAGGGCCGCGGCGATCGTGGTCGTCGTCGAGGCGCACGAGGCGGTGATCGTGCCGGTCGCTGTGGTCTCCGTGCACGTCAGGTTCTGCGCTGCGATCCCCGCGGCGTAGACGATCGTCACGACGTTCGTTGCCGCCGAGGCCGACGTCACGATCCCCGCCAAGCCCGACGGGACCAAGTCGGTGATGTCAGCGGCGTGCTGGGTCGCGAGGTTGTCGTTCGTCGCCGGCGTGGTCGAGCGAACCGTTCGCGCGCGCACCGGTGGAACCGGCGTCACGAAGAGCGTGTCGTAGTTGCCGTCGGAGGCCGTGCCGCCGATCGTGACGGTGTCCTCGTGCACGGTCGTCGACACGGACGTGATGAGCGCGCCCGTGACCGCGTTGGTGAACGTCACCGTGTACGTCCCGAAGACCACAGTCCCGGTGATCGTCAGGACGTCGACCTGCGCCACCGTGGTCAGGGCGATCAGGTCGGACCACTTGATCGTCTGCTCGTAGGTGAGCTTGGGCGCGAAAGCGAAGGGCAGCTTGGCGCTGTCGATCGCGTTCATCATCGCCGTGTTGCCGCCGTTCTTCGCGCCCGGCGCGACCATGGCGTAGAAGCTGGAGTTGGCCATCAGCTCACCCCCGGGACCGGCTCGAAGTCCAAGCCGATCCAGAACTCACCGGCGGTGAGGGTGTTGACGTTCGCCGTGGTCGTCCGAATCGTCACCGAAGGCACGAAGGCCGCCTCGAAGTGCTTGCCGTACTCGGCCGCCGCGGTCGTGTTCGCTCGGTAGCCGAGCGCACTGCCGGTGAAGACGTCGACGGCCGTGTGCAGGCCGTTCGGATCTCCCGCGTCGCCGAACTCCAGCGTACATGCCGAGACCGCTCCGCCGGAGAACAGCTCGACGATGTAGAGCGTCGAACCGGTGATCTTGACGTTCGCCGGGAACAGGCACCCGGACCCCAGCGCGCTCGGGTTGGCGAGCTGGTAGGTGTGCAGGTCGAACTCCTGCGACGTCGCCGCGGAGAGCGTGCCCGCGAGCAGGATGTCGAACTTCAGGACCCAGTCGAATCCGCCCACGAAGGAGTGCGGGATCCGGTTACCCTTGAGTGAGCGGATCACCCCGGGGTTGCTGCCGTTGCGTGCTCCGATTCGGAGCGGAAAAGTGCTGTTGGCCATGGTGGGAGTGCTGCGTTTCTGCGGCGCACGTATGCGCTAGCGGTAGCCTCGGAAGGCACCACGCCGGGGACGCACATCGGCGATCCGTGGGGCGTGTCCCACGTCGCGGCGAGCAGCAGACGCCATGATCGACGATTCGATCCGCGCCATCTCCTGCACGATCCCGGCTTGCTCCGGATCTTGCTGTCGAATGAACACTCGCAGGGCAGCGTAGAGCACCACCCAATCCTCGAAGCCGCAGATCCCGTCGAACGTGTCGTCATCCGCCGCGAGATTCTGCGCCGTCTGGATGTACCAGTACCCGTAGGTGTACGTGCCCGGGTCCGGGTCGAAGTAGATCGCCGTCCCGGACCCGTCGAGGCCGCCACCGGGGATCCAGTAGCGCGGCAGACCGTTGGTGTTGCGCGTGTCGCTGCTGCGGTACGGCGCTTCCACTGGGTTGACGTTCTGCAACGGCAGCCGCTGCGTTCCGACGACGCGCCACACCGAGAGGATCGACAGGAAGTCGTCCTCCAGATCGTAGGAGAACGTTCCCGCCGTGGTCGCGATCGTCTCCTGCAGCGCGTAGCGGTAGGCACCGACGAGCACGAGCTTGCGCCACAGCTCGGCGATCCCCTGGTTGATCCACACGTTGACGATCGCGTCCGAGGCGTGCTCGTCGTCGACGGTATCGGTCAGCGCACGCACCTCGGTACGGAGCTCGAGCAAGGTGCGTGCGCGTGCCATGGTCGGTCAGTCGTCCGATCAGGCGTTGAGCAGGGCGACGCTTCCCGTGCCGTTGGCCCCGGGGAACTCGCAGGTCAGGTTGCCATACCAGCCCAGGCGAGCCTGGAGCGCGTCGGCGTTGTACTGGCGCAGCCACTGGCCCTTGCCGTCGTCGTCGAGCCAGCCCATGTCGCCGAGCGTGTAGAAGCAGAAGGTGCTCGTGGTGAGCGCGTACACGCGGTTGTGCGGGCAGTACGGGTCCGCCAACACCTTCACCTTGCCGCGCGGCCCCATGATCGTGATCACGTCGAAGCCGACGGACGCATCCGAGGTCGACGTCACCCGATCGTAGCGAGCCTTGTCGCCGAGCTCGTTCTCGAAGTTGCCCCAGCGGATCGGGCTCATCACGATCATGTCCGGGTTGCCGCCGAGACGGCAGACGCGGGTCACGAGGTTGATGAGGTACCGCTCCATCGTGCCGTCACCGGCCACGGTGTAGTCGTACCGAACGCCGGACAAGCGAGTGCTCGTGGTCCGGTCGAGGCCGAAGAACGCCGTCGCAGCCGGAGCCGAGGACGGAACCCACGCCGCGAGGCCGGCCATGGAGAGGCCCACGTCGCCGTCGCGGAAGAGGTAGTCGTTCGTGTCGAAGTCCGCATGCCACTGAGCCGCCGCGGTCAGCGTGCCGGCGTCGTAGTCGATCGCGCTGATCGTCCCCGCGTTGGTGCTCGGGGTGGTCGCGTCGTCGCCGTCGTTGCTCACGAGGACGTCGCCGACCTCGAAGTTGTACGCGTCGAACGGATCCGTGAGCGTGAGCGTCACCGTATCCGCGCCGGAAGCGATCCGGCCGCGCGAGCCTGTGCCCGAGCGGAAGAAGTCGACGCCGAGCGTCTTCTTCTGCGTGTACAGAGCGCCGTCAGCCTGCTGCTTGATGCCGGCGACGAGGGCTCCCTCCTCGCCGGACGTCATGCGGATCGTCTCGGTCTGGATCTGCACGACGTTGTAGTCGCGCACGATGGTGACGTCGAACCCGCGGTTCACCACCTGGCCACTGTTGGTCAGGGCGTTGGCGAACGTGTGCGAGCCCGGCGTGCCGGTGAGGGCCAACGCGATGTGCATCGGGTTGCCCTTCCAGCGGGTGGAGTGCTTGATCATCCCGAAGGTCGGGCACTCGCGGAGGTAGGCCTCCTTGATTGCCCGCTGCGGGTACATCACCTTGATTGCGGCTGCGAGAGATGTTGCGTCTGCGGTCATTGTCGTCCGATGGGACGACCTCGTGCGTTAGCCTTGGGCTCGCTTGAGCAGCGCGATCGCTGCCTCCGTGCGTTCCTCTTCGTTGAGGACGCGCGTCTGTCCCGATGCCTGCGACGCGAGGTCGTTGGAGAGGGTTGCCGTTGCCGGCTGTCTCGCCCCATCGATCGCGGGCACTTGCGGTGTTGGTACTGCGCTGGGCTCGATCCCAGCGAGCAGGTCTCTCAATGACCTGTAGTCTTTCGCGACCAGCTTCGCGAGCTGGGCATCGGTGATCTGGCCCGCAGCTTCGGGCCCGTACTGCTCGTGAATCTGCGCGATCTTTCGCTGCGTCGCCGCAACGATGTCGTTGCGTGGAAGCTTGGCGAGGATCGGGTCGACGGTGCCGACCATGCTGACGTAGGCGGACCACTGCGCGGCTTCGGCCTTCGCGGCTTCGGCCGCGTGCCATTCCTCGATCGTCTTGCCTTGTTTGCCGAGTTGCTCTTCCAGCTTCGCAAGCCGATCGGCCTCGGCACGTTGTGCCCGAGCGCGATCGAGTGCCGCAGGGTCGCGGGCGACTTGCTTGAACTTGTCGAAGTACTCGAGCGGGTCGAGGCCGACGATCTCCAGGGCTTTGACGTGGCCGTGCTCTCGCACAAGCGCGGCGAAGTCGTGGTGAACGGGAGCGGTGGGCTGTGCGAGTCGGGCTTCGAGCGCGTCGATCTTGGCGAGGAGGGCGGCCGTGTCCGGCTGTTGCTTCGCTGCACGCTGAGCCGCGCGTGCTTCGAGCTGGGTGATCAGCTCCGCGACGTCGTCCGGTGCAGGCGCTTCGGCGGGGGCTTCGGGTGCCGGTGGAGCGGCCGGCGTCTCGGTCGGCTCCGACGGTGCAACGGGAGGATCGGCGTTGGCACCACGGAGCAGGGCTACGGCTTGGTCCTGCGTGGACGTCGTGACGGGGGATTCGGCTGCGGCTGCTGAGTCGCTCATCGGTCAGGCTCCTGGCGGCGGGACCACGGCGAGTCCCGGCATCGGTGGTGGGCCCATCGGTGGGGCGGGCATCGGGCCACCCGTCGGTGGCATCGGCATCGGTGGGGCCATCGGCGGCGGAGCTGCGGCGGCTGTCTTCGCGGCTTGCTCGGCTTCGAGGCCCTGCTTCATCTCGATCGCCGCTTGGACGATGTCGCGCAGGCACTGCACGTGATCGTCCGGGGCGTTCTGCTCCTGCGCCAAGTCGGCGGAGAGCGTGCCGTAGCGGACCAGGTAGGCCAGCGGCATGTACGGGTTGGGCGACGTCGCCTCGCCCTTCTTGAGCGCCTTGTCGATGATCTTGCGGACCAGTCGGCGGCCCGCGGAGGCGATCGTGTTGAACCGCTTCAGGTCCGGGATGTCCATCAGCTCCCGCGCCTCGTCCATGTCCGGGATCATCTGCGCGTTCACCATGCGCTCGACCTCGTCGATCTTCGCGCTGATGCTGTCACTGAGCTTGGAGACCGGGAACACGCGGATCCGGCTCGGGTGGTCGCCCATCACGATGTCGGAGTAGGCGATCGACTCGAGTTGGTCCTTGCCGCCCATCACCTCGAGCTTGGTCTCCTCGGATTCGGTGGCGCAGATCTCGTCAGCGACTTCGCGGAGTAGCTCGCAAATGTCGATGAAGAACCGCTCCCACGAACGGTTTGCGACGGCGAAGCGCTCGGACGTGACGTCGGCGAAATTCTGGATCGCCTTGCCGGAGTTCAGGCCGGCCGGCTTCTCGGACTGCGTGTCGAGTCGGTTGATCCCGGCCAGGTTCCACACTCGTTGGATGTAGAGCTCCTCGAGCTGGGCCATCGAGAAATGGATCGAGCCCGGGTCGAGCAGAGTCGGCGGCTGCGTTCCTTGCGCGCGTACGTAGACATAGCCGACGTCGTTGTTGAGCTGCTCGACCTGGATCCCGTGGCCGCTGCCGTCGCTCTCGACGTGAAGTTGCGGGACGAGGAGATGTCGGGCGTTGCTGTTGGTCTTGGCGATGTCGTTGAGCTCGCCCTGCGGCTGCAGCATCTGCTCGACGAGGCCGATTCCCCAGAAGCGATCCGGGTCATGCGACCAGTGCACGTCGGAGAACGGGAAGCGCTTGCCCTTCCACGTCCTGTCGTCGAGTAGCGTCACGCCGTCGATCGCGATGACGTGGCGCCCCTTCGCCTTCGGCCCGTCGGCGAGGCGCCAGGCTTCGAAGGCGAGGATCATGTCGCTCGTTTCGCCCTGTGTGACGTGCTCGCCGGTGGGCTCCATGCGCTTGGCCTTGCGGATCTCCTCGGCCTTCTTCGGGAACGTCTCGCACAGGACGTCGACGTCCATCGGTCGGGCGCGGTAGCGGGAGCGGATGCAGTCGTTCGCCTCCTCGAGCGGGTCCACGAACATGTCGCGGGCCTTCACGCGCTCGATGCACGGGCGTCCGTGCTTCTGGCCGACCCACACGGAGCCGGTGCCGCTGATCAGGGCGTCGAGGAAGCAGCGCTCGCCGATCTCGTCGACGCCGAGCTCGCTCATCATCCCGTCGAGCCATGCGGTTTGCGCCTCGGCGCGGCACTGCATGCCCCAGTCGCCGTCGATCGTCTCGACCAACCCTCGAGGATGGGTCTTGGCGATCTTGCTGTGGACCGCATCGACGCCGCAGCGCAGGGCCGGCCAGGGCGTACGAACCTCGGGCCACTCGTAGCCGATGTCCTCGAACGCGAGGCGCTGCTGGGCTTCGAGCGGCTCGTCCAGGTAGACCGAGCGCATGGCCTCGAGCCACGTGCGCCGAGCCGATCCGCCGTCGTTGATGATCGACGACACGAGGGCAACGAGGGGCTCGTGGACGTCATCTTCGGCCCGCCACCAACGCTGGTCGCGCTTGTACTCGGTGCTCATGCGAGCCTCCGATCGAGGTAGCTCGGCACGTAGCTCGGCAGGTCGACACTCGCGCACCACCACCCAAGCTGATCGTCGTATTCACCACGCATCACCGCCGGGCGGACGACGTCGGCGATCGACTCATGGACACCGGCGGCGAATGAAGCGCGCGTCTTGTAGCGGATCGTCAGCGCATGACGGCCTCGGAGCGCATCGGCGCTGCCGTTCGGTGTTCGGCTTCGACCTTGTCGATCAGCATCTGGCCGAGGTGGCCGGAGTGCGAATAGCGGGGCTTGCGGCCGTCACGTCTATCGTAGGCGGCGCGCATGAGCGCAGCGGCAACGCCTCGGCGACGACTCGGGCAGATCGTGTAGCAGTAGTGGACCACCAGCGGCTGCTCGCATGGGGGCGTCAGGGCAACCCAGCCCAGGGCTTCGCTCGGCTTCTGCGGCAGGACGGCGACCAGCACCACGGACGCCGGGTCCGCAAGGAAGCGATGGACCCACGCGCGGTGCATGTCGAACCATGCCCAGCCCAGGATCCGGACGTTGGTCCCCTCTAGGCCGACGCGACAGACGTAGCGCATGCCACTGCGAGTGTCCTCGCCTTGACGCGGGGCCACCGTGGAGCGGGTCCACGAGTCGGCGACGAGGACATGCTCGTCAGCCTGCAGCGGGCGGATCGCCAAGTCCATCAGCAGACGTAGCCTCCGCCCTTCGGCTTGGGACGCGGCTTCGGTTTTGGCTTGCTCTTCGCCATGGCTCATCTCCTCGCCGAAGCAGCGCGGCTTCGGTCGGTATAGTGGGTGGTGCGGCTGGAGGACTTCAGGCGGGCGTCGATCCAGGCTTGCTCTTCGGCGGCGAGTCGCTCGGCCGGAGTGAGCGCGCGCGGAGCATCGGCCTCGCGGTAGTGCTGTAGGTCGCGCCACGAGTACAGCGTCGCGTCGGCTGCGTGGTCGTCGTGGTCGTCGCTGGGCAATCGGCGATCAGCGTCCCACCCAAGCGACGCCCACTCGTCGAGCAGCGGGTCGCACTTGCCCTCGAGCACCTTGGTCCGGCCGGCGAGCAGCCTGTCGCGGAAGAGGCGGATGTTCGCTTCCTTCTCGCGCTTCTCGGCCGGCTCGACGGCGACGCCTCGACGCGTGCAGTCTTCCGCATACACCTTGCCCATGCCGCCCGTGTCGACACGGGGCCGACGGGCAGGCTTGTACAAGTCGCGGATCTCGACGAGGCGCTTGCGGAACTGATCCGTCAGCATGCCCGTGCGCTTCTCGACGAACACGATGTAATCGTCGGTCAACAGTGGGTGGCATGCGGTCACCGAGAAGGCGCACGCATCGACGACACCGACGTCGGCGCCGATCGTGTGGCGCCAGTCCGCCTCGCGGAGCGGTAGGCCGTTCGGGCTCACCGTCGGCAAACTCGAGACCTGGTTGCGGTGCAGGTCGAACGGGTAGACCAAGGCGCCCGGGTCGTCACACCACTCGGCGTGGTACTCGCGACGGTAGGTCGGGTGGTCGGCTGTCCAACCTCGTTCGGCCAGGACGCTGGCGAGGTAGCCTTCCGGGTCCGGGAAGTGCGGGTTGTCGAGCATCGTCCAGCGGAACACGGGGATCCCCATGCTTGACTGCTCACCGGTCATGTCGAACCAGTGGCCCGTCATCCGCGGTGAAGGCGTACCGATCACCCGCAGCTTGCCGCGCAGGTCCGACAGCGCCGGCTTGAGAATGTCCCACAGCAGGTACTCGAGGAACACGGGCTGGCTCCCGGCCTCGTCGACGACCACCACGCGTAGCTTGGTCCCGCGCCAGCTCTCGATCGTGCGCAGGTCGTCGGTGCCCGCCAGGACGATGATCGACCCGTTGGGGAAGGTCGCCTCCATCGTGTGTTCGTTGAGCCGCACGTCCTCCATGTGGAGGCCCCGCAGGGTCTCCTTGAGGACAGGCCACATGATCCGTCGCGCGCTCCGGCTGGTCAGCGAGAGGTAGACGCAGAGGCTGTTCGGGAAGGTGCGGGCCGGCTCGATGAGCTCGCACGCGCCCTCGACCGTCTTGCCTCCACGGCGGCCGGCGTTCGCAGCTGCTACCGAGGCGTCGCAGTCGAACATCCGCTGCTGGGCTGGCGAGAGGTAGGCCCGGACGTCCACGGTGGGCCGGACGTCCTCGATGCGGGCTGCTTCGACAGCGTGGGCTTCGAGGGCCAGCGACAGCGCCATCTCGGCGAGGGGAGTCACGATGGCTTGACCTCGCTGGATGAGGGCTTCTCGCTGGTTATCTCCGCGGTTTCGCCCTTTTCGGTCAGGCCGAAGTCCTGCACGAACGCATCGACCACGGCGAGGGCTTCAGGCTGCTTCGCCTTCACCGCCTGCACGAAGTCCGTGACGCGTTCCAATGCCATGCGCAGATCCTCGTCGGAGTCAGGCATGCGGCCCATGCAGGCGCAGAACAGCGCTCGCTCGCCAGGACTCATCCGGCCACCTGCAGCTTCCGCCCGCTCTTCGCGAGCTTGCGCTGGGCTTCCTCGACCAGCTTGGCAACCTCTTCGCGCTCTCCGAGGCCCAGGTAGGCCCGGCCGAACCGCTCTTGAGCCGCCAGGTGGGCACCGTGGACCTTGCCCAGGTCTTCGCCGAGCATGAGCCGGTAGTCCCGCTCCTTCGCAAGCATCTGGCCAGCCCAGCGCATGGTCTGTAGCTCTTCGGACATGCCGCCGACGAACTCCAGAGCGCTCGCGTAAGCCAAGCCGAAGTCGACCACCAGGCCCGCTGCAACCTGCGTGTTGCTGCCCTGGGCCATCGCCAGGTAGCGTGCGCGCGATTGCATGTCCTGCGCCGGGTCGCTCATGTGCGGCCTCGCGGGGCGTTCCACTTGAACGGATTGCCACATGACTTCGACGGGTTGGCCGGCTCGACACGCGGAGCTGCGAAGCGCTCGACCGTGTAGCCGTGCTGCAGGTAGACGGCCGCGATGATGTCGCCCTCTCGGCCGTCCATGACGCGGCGATGGTTCGGGACGTAGGCCAAGCCCCAGGAGCATACCGAGCACAGGGCCGGCTCATGGCGGGCCCCTGCGGTGCCGTGTCGGCACTCCCGGTCGCGTTCCTTGGCCACGTCAAGCACCTGTCCGCAGTGTGAGCACAGATGAGGGTAGTTTGCAACTACTGGTTGCGTCGAGCATGCGAATCGTGTCAGCCTCGACCCCATGGCGAAGCTCCGGGAAGCCCTCACCTCGAAGAAGCTGTGGGCCACTGTGGCCGCGTGCATCACCGCTGGCATGGCCGGGGACTGGACGATGGTGGCCGAGTTGGTGATGGTCTACCTCGGAGCGCAGGGCCTGGTCGACGCCGCGCACCACCTGAGCCTGCCCAGTCCGAAGGCGGCCGAGGTCGCCAAGGCGTGGGCCGAGTCGCCGTCCAACGAGGCGCTGCCCCGGTGATCGCCGAGGCCGTCGACCTGTCCTCCGGGACTCTCGCCGTCGGGGTGGTCGCGACCCTGCTCGTCACCGCGGCCGCAGGCGGGGCCGCCTACGCGACGATCATGAGTCGGCTCGGGACGATGGCCGAGGCGCTCCGGTCAATCGTCAAGCGGCTCGACAAGCACGAGGACGCGGCCACGGAGCACCGACACGATGACGCCGATCGGTTCCAGGACACCGAGGTCCGGCTGGGCAAGATCGAGCAAGTCCTCTCGTCCGACCTGACGCCTGTCGAGCAACTCCGGCCGCCGTCGGGGCGGCACCAGCCCCTGCGCGGCCGGACGCCGCGGCCCACGTCGGACACTGGGCCAGGGGAGAGCCGGTGACCGACATCGACCCGCTCGAGCTCCTGCTCGCCGACCTGGACGCTCACCTCGAATGGCTCGAGCGCGTCGCTGACTCCCGCGGCCTGGGTGACCTGCCGGTCCTCGCGACGGCGATGGACGCATCGAGGGAGCAGCTTCAGCGGCGAGCCAAGGCAGTGCGAGACCACCTGGCCCTTGGGGATACCGGGGTGCTGGACCTGGGCGATATCGCAGGCCCGGACGACTCAACCACCCAGCTGTCCGCTCCTCCGACCCGGCGACGTCGGCTTCTGCGAGGGGAGTAGCGTGCTGCTCCTCGCCCTGCGCTTGCTCCTCGATGCCAGGCTGGCCTCCCTGCTCGTCGGAGGCCCGTGGCTGGAGCGCGTGTGCGTCAGGGAGTCAGGCTGCCCGGTGGGCCTCGTGGGTGTGCACCAAGGCGACGCGTGGATGGAGCGCTCCCTGGGCGAGGGCAACGGGACCCGCGGGCCTCACGGCATGGTGTGGGCCTTCACGGCCGAGCACCTCCCGAGCTGGGCGCCGGCCTGGTCGATCGACGTCCCGCTGGTCAGCGCGATCGCGGCGACTCGCCGAGCTCGAGCTCCACGGTGCGGCCAGGTTCGCGCGTGTCGGGCCTGGCGTGGGCAGAGCTACGCGCGTAGTGTGAGGTGACTTCCGAAGTAGCAGGCTGTTTTGCCTTCGGCCTTCGTCCGAGCTGCGGCGGCTCTCCGCGTGGCCACACGAGCACGACTTCGAGCGCGGCCGCATCCAGTTCGGCGCATGCCTTCGCGACTCGCTCCGCCTGCTTATCGTAGTAGCCCACGGCCTCGCCTTCGCGTACACGTGAGGGCCAGCCGCTCAGGCTTCAGGCACTTGCTTTTCTCCCCGCACTCCCAGTCCGTCGGGCATGTCTCCCCGCAGGCCATGTGCTGCGTGAATGCGACTACGCCCCGTCGGACACCTTGCATGACGATCTCGATCGCCTCGTCCAGCGTCTTCGGCTCCGTCATCGGCGTGGCTCCTTGCGTTCGGTTGCGATGTCGATCCCCGCCCGCTTCCACTCGGGCCATGAGTCGACCTCGGCCGCGGTCTCCTCGGCATGGCGCCAGAACTCGCGCATCTCCAGCGTGCTCAGGTTGCGGCGCGGGCGGGTGTCAATGAAGACGTTGCCTCGGTACATGCGGGCCTCTCACCCTTGAACGTGACAAAGCCCGAGTCAGCGTGCAAGCGCTACCGGCCGAACCCGCGCAGGAACGACAGCTTGACCGGCAAGTCGACCTCTCTCCTGGCCCACCGCAGGTAGGCGTCCCACCGGCCAGATCGGACGTCGGCGGCTGCCCAGGGTGAGCGGCGGACCAGGCCCGAGCGGGTCTTGTACCGGATCGTCATTTTCGCTCGGGTCGCGCGCGAGATCTAGCGATCACAGATCGTAGCTGGTTCGGCCTCCGCTCGCTCCGCTCCCTCCGGGACTCGGCTCCGCCTCGTCTAGCTACAGGCCAGCGCCTCCGAGCAGGACATCCTGATCGAAGTTAACAGCGCAGACGCACTCGGAGGATTTTGTGACACAGAATGACAAGGGAATGACCGGATTTCCAACAGACTGGAGACTGACCGTTCGGTCTCCCATATATTGGCAAGAATGACAACGCGTTGGAATCGCGCTGCGCGATCGACAACGGCCCCCAGCACTTTCGCACCGGAGGCCGCTGGAGCCCGACCTGCAACAGAGGGGCTCGGCCCGCGGGAGATGAGCACCGCCGGCTCTGCGAACATGCCCCCGCGAGGGCCGTTCCGCAAGCAGTCCCGTAATGGGCCTTGACGAGAACACCGATCGATGTAGAAACAACAGAGACGCCCGGCAACGGGACCCCGCTGCAACCGGGGCAGGAGAGAGATGACCGACACGGCTACGACTTCCGATTCCGCGCGCTCACTCGAAGAGCAAGCGCGAGCGCTGCTGGCGACGCTGACGGCCGCGCGCGAGCTGGTACTCGTCCGTATCGTTCGCACTGGCGGCACGTTTGTGTGGCGCTGCGACGTCCGTGCCGCGAAGTGGCTCGACGCCCGCGGGCTCGTGGTGCTCACCGACAACGGATACATGCGTGGTGAGCACTTCATGCAAGACCCCGAGCGGTGGCACGTCAAGCCCACCGACCTCGGCCGCGCCGTCGCTCGGCTGCTCGCGTCGGAGGTGACCCGTGGCTGAGCGCATCGCCCTCGTCACCGGCACCGTCCTGCTCAGCCACGAGCAGATCGCCGAGCTCGGCCGCGAGTGCCGGGAGCACGTCGCGAAGGCCGACGCTGCGATCGCTCGAGCGAGGGCGATCCTCGAGGATGCGGTCGTCTCCGATGCGGAGGCCGACGCAGCGTGCGAGGCCCTCATCGGCCCCGTGCTGAGCGGGCACGTGCAGCGCGCATACACGAATGAAGGAGGTGCAGCATGCGGGCGCACGCCTATCGGGAGCATCGCTCCGGTGGGGAAATGCCCTGACGTCGAAGTCTCCAACCCGGCGGCGGATGAGCAGAGTGGGCGTTGTGCGAACGCGTCCGATGGCAGCGTCCCTGCCTCTTTCGGCTCTGCTCCCGCCGCCGGTGAGGAGACTCCCCACGGCCCCTGTGACTGCGCCTGTGGGTGCGGCCGTCGGCGGGACCCGGTGGTCGTCGTGGTCGAGCGGGTGTCGTACGGAGTGGCCCTGCGAGCCGCGGTCGAGGATATCGCGCAGGAGTACGGCCTCGATGAGGGTGAAGCTGCGTGGGTCGAGGAGCAGGCTGCCGACGACCTGGAGGACCTGGCACGGCGCGGAAGGATGGTGCACTTGTGAGCATTCAAGACCCGACCGACCGTACCCCGGCCCCCGTTACACCAGAGGGGCCCGAAGCGGAGCCCGAACCGTTCGCGCTGCCTGTCGCGACGCTCCGCAACAAGCGCGGGTACTGCCGATTCTGCGGCGGTGGAATGCAGTCGGCGGCGTGGCGTCCGAGCGAGCATTCGCTGGACTGCATCGGCCGGGACGATGACTGCAAGAGCGAGCACGCGGCGGCCCCCGCTACACCAGAGGGGGGCCGCGAGCGTGGGTAGGGGCAGTCATCTGGCCGCGATGCCGCTCACGCGAGACCAGGCGAACGAAGGCATCCGCCGCTGGCACCGCCACCACAAGCGCGTGCAGGGCTTCCGGTTCGCCATCGGTGCTGTGAGCGGCTCCGAAATCGTCGGCATCGGCGTCGTTGCTCGCCCGCGTGCCAGGAACACCGACCAGTACCGCATCGCCGAGGTGTCTCGCGTCTCGACGAACGGTCACCGCAACGCGTGCAGCTTCCTCTACTCGCGCTGTGCTCGCGCGGCCGATGCGATGGGCTTCGACAGCATTCAGACCTTCACGCTTCCAGAAGAGTCCGGCGTGTCGCTGCGTGCGGCAGGATGGATCGACGAGGGCATCCAGCCGACACACGGCGAGGGGCGCGAGGGGTCACGCCCTGGCCGGCGCCGGGACCAGCCCGAGGGGCCGAAACGCCGCTGGCGCATGTGGCTCAACCGCAAACCCGCAACGAAAGACCTGCGAGCAACGCAGCACCCGGAGGTGACCCATGCCCGATGACGAGCCGAACGAGTACGAGGAGATGGCCAGAGCCGAACGCGGCTACCCTCCCAGTGCGGCGGCCCCCGCTACGAGAGAAGGGCGGGCCGACGATGTCGAGCGACGCGTTCGGTGCGGCATCGCCGCAGCTATTCGTGACGGCGGAGCAGAGGAGTTCGACGACCAGCGCGGTCTCGCCGACTCAATCGAGCGAGGCGAGTTCGGAGCCCACCCCTCCGCTGCACCGGCGCCCGCCGATAGGGCCTCCGACCAGGACCACGTCGCAAAAGCGATGAGGGTGTTGCGTGCTGGCTGGTCACGCGAGCGCAACATGGGCAACTGGGCTGAGTGTGCCGACGAGCTACGTGGCACGCTGCGACAAGCCTACGACATCCTCGCGGCCATCGAACCCGCTGCACCGGCGCCCGCCGTCGGCCTGGGTGAGGACGCGACCGGCACCACATTCACGGGCTGGACGAGCGCGACAGGTACGGCGGCGCCCGTGAGAGACGAGACGCCAGCCCTGCGGCGAGCGGCCGAGGAGCTGTGCTCGACGTGGCGGTACTACCTGAAGTGGTCGCATGAGCATGCAGAGCCGCTCGACGAGGAAGAGGTGGGCAATGCTGTCGCTGCACTACGCGAAGCGCTCGGGCCGGCCGCCGCTGCACCGGCGGAGCCGACGGGAGAGCCCGACGCGTTCGGTGGAAGGGCCGGCAGGTAGGCCATGGACGTCTGCGAGATCGTCAAGTTCGAGGCGAAGTACCAGGTCGAGCCGAACACCGGGTG